GTCGATAATTTCCGTAATTACCCCCACTGCCTGTGCATTCACTTCGGTATCTGAAAGCGCCAGAACAAAGAATCCCGGTGTGCCTGGGTCAGCCCTTACGGCTTGCTCTACTGAAAACCCATGCGCTGGTTGCACAACAATAATCTCGTTCTCGCCTGTGCCTGGCCCAGGGTCTTGAGTACCGACAACCTTCCCAATCATATTCATAACCCAGCCTTCATCATTTGGAGCATCGACAGAGTTAAATAATACTTTTCTCACCTCACCCGAATTTTGCGGGGTTGATAAGGTCATGGCCCCGGCAACTGTCGTCGAAAGGAAGTAAATCCCCTCCATCAGACCTGCACCGATGAACGTTGTTTCGTTGTAGCCGACTTGCTGAAGAATAAAATTATCATCATCCACCTTCAGGCTGACCACTCCCGCTACCTCAGCATTCACAGCGTTATTTCCGAGCGCCAATATATATTTGCTTGTGGACAAGTCCCAGCGCACCCATTCTGTGCCTGTAAACCCATGTGCTGCCTGCTCAATAGGATGAGTAACTGCGCCACCACCTCCGGTCACGCTATCAAACATGGTGTTCTTTCCATCACGCAAACCAGCGAATTGATCGCCCACCTTGGCCGCGCCACCTTGCACAAACTGACTAAATTTTCTGGTTTGACTAGACATGAATTAAGCCTCTTGAATTGCGTAAAAAGCGACTGAAACTTGAGCGCCAGCAGTTGAAAGAAGATGAATTGTATCTCCCGCCTTCACTACTTTAGCACTCGGATTTAGCTCGCTGCCAGCCGCAAAGGCAGCCCCTGCGGGAGCGGCAGCCGCAGCATTTAATGCTACATAAACCTCGGCATCAGCGGCGTAAGAGAATACAGCCACATATCGATTAGCAGACGCTTGAACGGATCCCATCGCAGAACTTAAGGGAACTATAAGAGATGTATCAGCAGCCGCAGCAAGAGCCGCAGAAGCGACATTATCGCTAAACGGCAACCCAAAGCCATTTCGACCTTTCGTGATTTCATTAATGTTATATTGAGTAGTCATACTTTATCCTTAAACTATTCCAAGTCTTGAGTCAGAAACATAATGGTAAACATTCCATCCTGAACCGCCAGAGGCATGGCCACCATCGGCTGTTGCTGGGAAGTTAACGTTAACCCCGAGCGTAAACACAACGCCAGATTGGGAAACCGTTTGCGCCCAGTTGGCAACTCCGTTAACCCCACTCACCGTCCCGCTTCCAGGAGAGAACACCTTCGAGTCCAAGGATGCAACCGCCCCAGTACTTGGCGCGTATATTAAAACCGTGTTGGCTGTGACCATCTTGGCTGTTCTGTAAGTAAGTCCAAAAGATGCATTTTGAAAAACTACATTCGGAGAATTTAGATATGATGATTGAGCTGCGACTACAGCACCCACGCTGGTAACTACCCCGGGCAGGATATTTGAGTCGTAACTCTTCTCATAATAGCGTTCACAGTCAGACAGAGTTTCGCTTAATCCCTTCGGAGCTGGTCTAGTTGCAATGTCACCAGAGCAAAGAGATATAGAGTCAAAATGCAGCGCATTGGTGTCAGCCAAAGCTTTAGTGCTAACAACAATTGCAAAAAATGTTGCCGTATTAACACCGGCTATTCCCTGCAAATCCCAGCCACTAAGCCCGTAATCATTAAAGTTATTCGTAGCAGACGGGGAAATTGTAAGCTCAGCAGTACCCAAGCCACTCCGGGGAACTTGGTTCCAGCTTCCATTTTGAGTCGCAACCGTACCATCAGCCGCCAAAGTTGCCACAACGGAATCATTCGCATTCACATCGGGCAACGTAGCGTCATCCGTATACCAAAGTGACACCACGCAATCCACATCGGCATCAGCCTTGGCCGCAATGTTTACGGAAATCCTGTCGTTTAATATGCTTCTAGCCCTTGGCTCTTCAAGATACTGAACCAATGCAAGCTGAGTATTCGCAACATCAATATCCAAGGACAAAGCGCCCTCAGCCGAACGCAAAGCGTTAAACCCGCTATCCAAAGACTGAAAGACAATGGTTTGATCCCATACATAGGCAGACTTATTAACCCCAATCGCAGCAGCAGCATAAACCGCGCCAAACTGAGCAGGGTTAGCCGGGAAATCCCAGCCGACCAGATGAGATGGAATGGCCTTGGCTGCCAACCTTGAGTCGTAATAACTTGAAAGAGAGTCTAGCTGTTTGCTCACCGGCTCTTGCTGATACTTAATTCCCGTGTCGTTTGCGTTTAGCCCAACTACCTGCAAGCTCGTAAGCCTACTTGGATTAACGGGAGATAGGGAAAAGACAATATCCACAAATCCACTGTCGGATGTGTCCGTATTCGAAAAGGGGACTAGTTGGGCTGTGTTGTTAAATTCCTGAAATAACCCGCTGCCATTTACGCCTGTGGATAGCAATGTCTGCTGCCCTGGCTCGCCTGGCACACTAGGTCGATAAAAAACTGTGAGGTCTGTATTGGGTGCTATCGTAACTGAGGTAGCTACAAAGCCATTAGAGTTATCGCCGGTTGGCCCCCAGATTGCCGTGTCATTCTCCAACCTTTGGATTAACTCCACCGCAGTGGTATTTACACCGGGTGTAATGTCCAAAGTATAAGCTGGGTTAGTGACAAATCCAGATGTCCCAACAATTGATGTTCTCGTAACTGTGGTTGTGCCTGCTCCGCTATGGGAAAGACGCAAAAGCCAATCAGGTGCTATCTCCACAATAGTATCACCCGCGCCAGTGTAATCTATCTCTAACGGCTTAGTAGGGTCGAACAATACAGCTGGGAACTGAGAATTTGAGATTGAATTGCTCACACTGTTGGAGCTGGCTAACGGGTTGTTGCTTCCAACTATGTTTGGCCATGCTTCGCGCGTGAACTGCTCAACATCATTTGCATCTGTTACCCGAATATAATATAGGTCAATATTGTCAAAACTATCATAAGGATAGTAGTACAACGCTACATTGTTTTCGTCAGCGTCCTGAATGGTTCCCTTTGAACTCAAAATTATTGGATTCGGGAATGGAGAATAACCATAATTGGGGGGACTTCCAGATAGCTCAAAAACATCTTTAAGCGTGTTTCTATTGTTGTCTTCATAAAAATATAGTTTGCCACCCGCCAAAGGTAAGCCAGTGGTTTTATCTCTAAAAACCGGCTCAAGCGTTAGGTCTAATATATATCGTGCGTCTAGTGCCATGATGGCTCCTTACTCAAATAACGTGTCATAAGCTTTTTTGCCGCCAAATCCACCAGCACCAGCAGCACCTAAATATAATGATTTTTTACCCAAAGCTTTTCCCAGCTCTCTTAAGGCTATCTCTGGATGCTCGGCACCTTTAGCCAGCATGAACTCATCACTTTTAGCTACGGCAGAGGGGAGTTTTCCTTCCTTCATAGTTTTTGATGTCACCTTTGATAGGGGCTTTAGTTTTAGGTATGGCAGAACATTGTCCCTATAATCTTTAGTGGCTTCGCTGTATTTCTTTGCCAATGTAGGGTCTTTTTTTGTTATAGCTGTTTGCATGCTTCCGCGTATTCTTCTTTTGGCATCCTCAACAGACGCCAATGCCTTGTTCTCGCTAGAGCTTAGGCCGCTAGCCACCTTCTTTTTATCAAGCGCTCGGCCAATCTTTCCAAGGTCACTTTGCGCGTCATGGGCATTATTCAAAGTTGGAGATTTTATATATTTATCTACTCCGGCCATATCTTTTTTGGTGGCGTACCCTACAATGTCATCCATATTTATTTTGGGAACCTTCACATCTTTAACGCCAGCCTTTTCAGCTTCTTTAAAGACACTTTTATATAGTGATGATGATTTGGCCAGCGCCTTATTTTTCGCAGTTGTTAGAGCCTCGCTTATCGCCTTTGAACCAGTTCCAGCCAGAGAGGTGAGCGCCCCGCCTAATGCCGCTGAACCGCCCCGCCCCATTGGAGTTCCTTCGCCTGTCGCATAGCCAGTTGCAGCCCCGCGACCAACGTTTGCACCCAACATAGAGGCAGCACCTTTCCCAATCTGTGGGATTACCTTTGATGCAGCTTTGAAGGCCGCGCCAGCTGCCGGAAGGCTCCCTCCAATCTCGCCCCCAAGAAAGAGTGCATCTTGCATGCCACCCTTTTCAGTTAAGTGTTGCTTCAGCTCTGGATGTGGAATGCGCTTATCGGTAAATGGCATTAAAGCCAAATTTCCAACTGATGCAGCCATATCGCCAGCACCCTGGTAAACACCCGCTCCAACGGGAGCCAAATATTTATCCCCAAACTGATTAAGCTTATCGACACCACCCCAAAATCCATTTTGGCTATCTTGAGACTGTCCCTGGCCTTGAAGTTGATTGTCGTCTAGGATTTCATACCCGCTTCCTGCCGGTGCCTGGTCGTCCACGATTTCCCACTTGCTCATGATTTGCCCATCCTTTTGTTTGCCTCAGCTCGGGTCACCCTCTCTTCTTTTCCTGTTTCCGAGTTTCTGAGGGTTACCATGTCTAATGACCTTGCTTTGTCTGTAACACCCTTAACATCCATCTCTATGGCTGCCCGTGCCATCTCCATAGCTTTTGCTGGCTGAGTATTGTGGTTTCTAATTAAATCCATCGCGAGCATATTGCGCTCTTGAGTGACTCTATGTATCTCTGTCAGAGCCTTCATTTTCCCTCGGAAAACCGATGGCGTGTCATTAAGAGTAGGTTTGACCTTATTTATCATTGCTTGGTCTTTCCCGGTAAACGCGCCTTTAACACCCTTGGATGTTTCCAGCATGATGTTGCCAAGGGAAGTTTCAAGCTCACCAAGAAGGGTTTGAGCTTCCTCTGAACCGAGTAGCTTAACGACCTTATTCCTAAGTGGCCCAATGTTATCGTCAAATAGCTGCTCGTTTCCGGCTACAGTTTCATTTATGTAATCATAATTTGTCTGCATGTTTTCGCCAGCGGCTACGCGCTCACCCATTGCATCATATTTATCAACGTCACTTTTAGCGAAACCCTTTTCCCTTTCTAACTGCTCAGCTGTCATTCCCGCTGGAATAACCTCGGTTTCAGTTTTTCCTGATGGATAGGTTGTTATTTTTATAAGCTCGCCGGTAGCCTTGTTCCACTCTGTTTTCTCACCAGCATTTGGAAAATACTTTTTGGCTTGCGCCCTAATTAAAGGATTATTTTTCCATTGTTGATCAACCCTGCTTAGCTTGGACTGAGGTTGGGGCTGCTCTTGCTCTTGCACCTGAGGTTGGGACTGTATGTCCTGTGCCAGCTGCTCTTCTGGGCTTGCTTGATATGGTGCTTGGCTTGGTTGCCCTTGTTGTGCAGCATCCATACTCATGCCGCCCATGTTTTGGTTTGCCATTGGGTCTTGCCCAAGGTCGTACCCAGCCCCATCTTCTGGGGTAACTGCACCTTGACCGGCTCCCGGGGCTTCCATGCCACCATCATTGAGAGTGTCTATAAACATTTTATTTACGCTTGCGTCACGCTGAGCCTGCTGATTCTCCAACTGCCTGGCAAATGCTTCTTGCTGATACTGATTTGGCAAATATTGATTCTGTATTCCATATTGCTGTGCTTGAGCACCTGCCAACCCGGTTTGAGCACCCGTTAATCCACGCTGAGCCTGTGCTGTATCCATGCTAGAGCGATGAACTTCAGGGGCATACTGAGCTACATAGTCTTGAATCATGTTGTCAATTTGAGTGCGCTTAAGATTCGCACGCTTTTGCCTTACTTCTGTTGGAGCATCATAAGCCTTTTGCATATCTGTAAACGCAGTATCAAACGCGCTTTTTTGAGCAGGTATGTTTGAATAATCGGTAAAATTAATTGGCATAAGTCCCCCTTATCTTGGTGTAGATGCCCCGCCGGTTGCGCCACCAGCCCCCGGCATGCCAGCAGCTGAAGCAGCCATCTGCCCAATAAACTTCATGAAGTCTTGCTGTTGCTGATTCTTTTGCTTCTGGCCTTGGAACGCTAAGCTAGCTTGAGAATTAAGCGTGCCGCCAAGCATGTCAGCCATACTTTGAGTTCCCTGAAACCCCTGTTGCTGAATTCTGCTTTGACCTTCCATGCCTGCACCCTGAACGCCCAGTACATTGTTCATCCAGTTTTGCATATCGCCCCCGGCCAATCCTGATGCCAACTCTGCTTGCCTTCTCTCATCTTCAGGGGTGCCTGAGTACCCACGTGCAGCCGCCGTATTCTGAGCGCCTTGCATAGCCTGCTCTCGCATAAAATCATAGCCGGTAGAGGGCTTATACTGGCTCTGCATCTCATTCATATAGCCCGTTGGGTCTGAGGTCATTTGCTGCAAGACCGGGTTCATGTTTTCGTAAGCTTGCTGCCCTTGCTGGATGTAAGGGTTGTATTGCTCCCTAGCCATTCCGGGTATCTGTTCAAGATAAGGGTTAGCCGCTTCCGCTGGGTTTTTCCCGAAAAGGAATCTGCCGACTCCGCTAAATAATCCCATATGTCACCTATTTATATACTTTGAATTGTTTCAATTATTCCGTCTGAAACGCCTGGAACAGCCGCAACAACAAGAACCACTAATTTTGCCAAGTCTGTGTCAAACCACATTGTGCCAACTGGCAACACAGGTCTAAAACTCATCTGTGTTAATGCCGTTATGTCTGCGCTGGTAGCTTGGGTAATTCTAAAGCCCAAATCTCCAACACTTCGCGTTAGCTCTTCATTTAACTGTCTGTGATAATCCTGCTGATACTCGCCAGCCAGAAACCTTGGTATGTCCATTAAAATGTCTCCAACGTGCCGTTACCGACTATCACACGCCCGGATGTCCAGAATCGTACTTTGGCCGTCCATTCGTTATACATCCCCATATTTTCCCACTGCATAATGTTGCGCCTATCGCCACGTGGGTTAGTCCATCTGGGAACGTAATTGCTATAAGTCTCGCCGCCGTTTCCAGATATTGCCAAATCAACACGACCGCGATACGGGGTGCTGTGGCATACATCTTGGCTTGCGTCCTCTGGGATTACCTGTGCGTCATCCTCTGTTATGATTCTCACGCCATCTTCTGTAATCATTAAAATTGTGCATTCATCGCCTTTGGGTAAATCATTTCCCATATCCATCAGGAAGGTAAACGAGTTAGCGCGAAACGGTGCAGTGTTATCAGCCCGAACGGTTTTGCAGATTCTAATTCTCGGGATGTCTTCAATTAATCTAGGGTCATCATCCCAACCCGGCATGTCAATGTTGTGATTTATCCTGGTAAAATCAGTGCTTAACTCATAAAGTGAGCCGTTGTTTATTGAAACAAAAAAGGTTTTATTCTGGAAATATGCAAACTGCCTTGCAGGATGGAAATTCAAATCGCCATCAGACAGGTGGAAAAATTTACCCGTGTTCACATCAAACATCAAAGTTAGATTGTCATCAGGATGAAAGAAAGTTATCACGTACAAAAGATGTCCGTCTTGCCTGACAAACGAAGCGGTTGAATCTTGAGGTGCCACCAATGAGCGCATAAGGTAATCGATACCATCGGATGATATTTGTTCCGCACTCTGGCCGGTGAACATCATAATAACCGGGGCATTCTTTTCATTAACGCCAAGCCAGATTATATGTTTATCGCTGGTCGCAATTGTGGAAACGCTACTACAGCCGTAATCTATACTGACCGACCTATTAAGGGCGTAGTTTTCCAGCCCATCTACCTTGGTGTGTATTTCGCATACAGTCGCGCCAAAAACCATAACATTGGATGATTGTCCTGGCACACGCTCAACAGCCAAAGCATAGTCTGGCTTCGTTGATACGGTGTGAAATGATGTTTCGCTAATGGTTGTGGCTGTTGCAGGTTGGTATACGAACCACCTATCGCCGGGCAGTCCCTTTGATGCGTTGCCGAACAGAAAGAAGGTGCTATGAAATCTAACGTAGTTTGGGACTAAATCTGGGGATAATGTTTGCTTAGTCAGGTTGGGGGCTTCCTGAGTATTGTAGATATACGCGTTTTGTCCGTCAACGATGCATATCTGATTGGCCAGATTCTCATCCATGTACACTTCACCCGATTGGGTTTCGATGTTGCCGATAAGAACAGGCGCAAGGTTGCTGTCAATTCTATACACGTTGCTATTAACAACGGCAATCATGATGTTTCGTCTTGAGCTTTTGTAAATCCCACGACCTTCACCAGAGGCAAGCATCTCTGCCACGCGCTCATAGCCTGCGAAGTTCACAACGTCTTCACCCGAGATAAACATGTTGTAGGTTTTTTCAGCGCTGATTTTTGGATATCTGCCAAAGACGCTAGAGCCAACCAGGTTTACGGGAACTTCATTTGCCTTTTCTGTTACTCTCATTTGCAATTATTCCTGGTTATATCAGTGTTTTACGGTCTCCACCCTTTGCCCAGATTGGCATCTTGATAGAGGTCGCCTTGCCTGCGTTTTTGCAACGTTGATAGCTTCTGTACGCTTAAATCCAACGGAGCCATGCTTTTAGACATGGTTGCATAGAACCGCTTCAGCTCTGACTCTACGCCATCAGGGATGGTAAAGTTATATTCAACACACAATCTTCTAGCCAGCTCAAACTCAATGAAGTCAATATAAAAAAGCTCTGTGGTTAGCTCTAAATCATCGTTAAAATCTACACTGCCAAGCCTAAACTTACCCCAAAGTGTTATTGGGTAGTTTTGCTGGGGTAGAAAGTAAAGATAAATGCTTGCTCCACCTAACTCTTGCTCTAAATGATAGCTGTAAGGCAAAGATGTGATGTTCTCAGCTCTTGGCCCACCAAAATATCTACGTCTTTTAAGCCGGTTCATCGCGTATCGCACAGAGTCCAAAAAGAACACCGCCGTATCTACGTCGATTAAATTTTCAATAAAATACTTTTCCTGGGCTGCCACAGCATTAAACTGATGCTCCGTGTAATACGGAACAAGGTATTCTTGCACTGTCTTGTCAGCAAAAAGTTTGTTAAGGGAATCTAACCCCACGGCCTCTTGGCTGCCTGAAACAGTACTAAAATCTCTGGATGCTATGCCAGATTTGTAATAAGCATTTGTAATAACCTTGAGTACTGGGTATACCATTTATTTTCACCTCATCATGCACGCAACCCCAGCGAACCGGGGCATTGTAATAAACCCTGAATAACTCAGCGCTTATAGCGGGAAAATCAAGCTCATGGCATATTCGGGAACAACAGTTGAACCCCATATAGCATCGTGAACCATGCCGCGTTCGTTGAGGCCGAACTTAGAACCGTGATACATACGCATTGATACGCCAGTATCTGGATCGTAAGCGTTACCTGTAGGGAACGGAGTTTCTTCTGGCAACTGAGGCATAGCAAGATAGCCAGCGTCACCCGAGATAATCATACCCGCGCGATGAGATGGTAGCGCTTTAACCTGCATGCCAGCGGCCACTAGGTTATTGGTATTTTGATTTCTGCCAGCTGCGTTATAAAGCTTAGGCGTAATCTGAACTGTAACTTCACTACCAGCGGTAGAAGCAGCATCGGCTGTAACTCTAACTTGGACTGTGTTGGCTGAGACTTCATGCCCGATGAATGTTCTGTATCTCATGTTGGGTTGCCCGGCAACACCGTCTTGGAACTGAAGCTTATCGTTGTTCTTGATAGAATCCGCATCAGCTGCTGCGTTAGTGCCACTGAATGTGATGGCAGAGATGCCACCGTCAGCGTCAGTTACGACAGAAACAACTGTTAGGGTAGTATCTTGTTCGCCTTCTGTTCCGGCTACATGTACTGGAAGCAAATTAGATTGACACCAGTCAGTACGGGAGAACGATCCAACTTCCCAGCTGTTTGCGATTTCGTTATTTCGATTTGTCGCGAACTGAGTTAGGCCGGAACCAATGATTGTTGGAACTGCAACATCAGAAAGATAGCCGATTGTATTTTTGGTAGCTGCACCGTAATTTCGGAACAATGCCAATGCTTGTGCTAGCTGAGTGTAGCTATTGATTGGGTTAATACCATCACCAAAGAAACGGTAAGGAGCAGTCACACAGTTTTGTGCTACGTTAGCCTCTACAACTGCGCCCATTTCGGCGGTAGCTGATTTACCGAATTTTTCCATGTAGTCTTCAACGTTAAAGATGAATTCCTGTGCGGTGAATTGGTATGCAATGTTTTCCGCTTGGTCAACCGTTAGAGATTGAACGCGCTGTTCAGCGTCTTGGAATACGGCAATCAAAGAAGGATTGGAAATAAAACGTGGTGGTAGGTCAAACGTCACTGTGTCGCCACGGTTAGCTTGAATCTTGTTAAAGTCTTTAAATTTTGTATTAAATGTAGAAATAAAGCAGTTCAGATTTTGCAAAAGAGCCAAGTTGGCCATTTGGTACGTCTGAACCTGTTGTAGAATATTAGCCATGTCATCACCTTAAAATTAATTTAGGTGCTGAGGATGTTTGTTAGCCTTTAAACATCGACTTAAAGTCGCGTACTGTTCTTGCTTGTCCATCAGCGCCCGATGCGGAAGATGGTTTAATTCGTGATAACGGCTCTTGAACGCCAGATTGCTGGGCTTGCTCAAGTGCTTGTTGATTAGATTGGATTGAGGTTTGAAGCTCGCCAAGCTGCTTTTTAGCGTACTCGGGTGACTTCTGTGCAAGTGTGGACATTATCGCTAGCTTTTCAGGGTTCTTTGCAAGTTCATACATCACCGATGCAGTATCATCTAAATCTGAAGCGAGCCACACGATTTCTTTGAATTCGGATGGATTGAAGCCGGACATTACCGATTCAAAATCTTCAAATTTATCGTTACCCTTTCCCATTTTCTCCATGTAGGTTCTAGCCACTTCCGTAGCCTGGGCGGTGTACTGTTGTTGTTCTTGCTCTGCACGCTGGGCTTCTGCGTCTGCCATTAAACGCTGTCGAATGCTTTCATACATTTCTTGCTCGGTTGGCTGTGGTGCTTGCGCTGCCTGTGCCGGTTGTGCTGTCTGTGCTGATTGCGCTGCTTGAGCTTGTTGCATCTGTTCTTGGGCTTGCGCCTGTTCAAATACTTGAGCTTTTTGCTGTTCGATTTCGTTCATAACTTGTTGTCTCGCTTTTTCCGCTGCGTTCTTTTTGGCTTGTCCGATTAGCGCGTTTACCTTACTTTGAGGAACCATTTTTTCGGGCTTCTCGTCGGCTTCGTCGCTAATGTCAGGCTCAGTAGTAATCGCATCGTCCAATGCATCTTCAACTATCTCGTCATTCATTAATTAAACCCACTAACTATTAACCCCGTAACGGTGATTTCCTCTTTTCGGCGAGTAACCGCATATTTACCTGACTATGACAGTACCCCAATGCTAACACCAAGGTACTATCTAAGGCAAATTCATTCAGCTGAACAAGAACTTTCGGCGGAGATAGGCGCATTTTCCGTGGAGATAGGCGCAGTTTCAGCCACTTTATCTTTTGACAGATGGTCGTGGATAGCACTGCCAGCATAACCAGCGGCCATTCCGGTTAGGACAGATGAGGCTAGATTACCGCTTTGCTTCGGCGCTTCATGATGATGATGGTGAACCTCGGTTGGCTGTGCTGAGGCTTCCTTTTTAGGCTGTGAATCCTGCTTTTTAGGCGGGTTGTGTCCTCTTTTGGGAGTCGAACTATGCCTAACAGACCTAGACGCGCCGCCTTTTGAGCTGCGTGCCTCTGTGTCGATAGCAAAAAAGAGAAATATAATCGTTACCCCAATCGCCAATACCCATAGCTTAAATATCATGCTCCACCACCCCCAACAGACGATAGAACGGCGTAATCTCGTGTTACTTCATCGGTTATATGCCTGGCAAAGCGTTTGGCAATATCGAAGTTTTCCTCTACCTGGTCGGTAAGGTTCATCGGGTCTCCATGTAGGTCTGCATCCTCGATTGCAATGTTCATGACCTGTGAGCCACCCACGACAAGAATGTATATATCCTTTTGGGTCGCAAAATGCCTGTCTCTAACTACCTTTATCGACTGCCCTAGATTTTCCAATATCAGATTCTTAATATAATTTTCGTTCATAAATCCCCCCGTAACCCCTCAACAACCGCCAAAAATATCTTATCTTTTGCCTTCTGGCTCGTTGGCAGCTCATCGTATGGAACCATGCAAGGATGTGTTTTTGCCTTATCGTCACGCGCCCCAACAACCCAGCCTAACTCCTCTCGATTCGCCAGCCAGTTTGTGTGCGACTGTCGCGGTGTAGTCCCGCCAAGCGCTCCCTGAACGCCCGACACAATAGACGCCCTCAGCCCTATGCCCATACCTTTCCACGGAATCACCTTGTCGCCTACCACCGTGCAATATGCTGAATTCACCTCGTGGCACGCTTCCGCTATCTCCAATATCCTGTCGAAATCGCTCATGCATTAATTTTCCTGTTGTCAAAGTTAGCCTTGTGGCATTTCATTGTCATACATCATGCTGCCATCAGCCATCTTGTGCTTGCCGTCCGCTGAACTTTTAGCCTTGGCCACTTCAATTGCGTTTTTAACTGCGTTTTGCGCGGTATCTGCCAATGCTTTTTGCTCGGTCATTTCATTTTTGGTAGCATCATTTTCAATTTTCGCCATCATGCCAATAAAATCTTGATAGGCTTTTTGCTCTTTAATTGCAACATCAGCCACGGCTATGCTTTGCTTACCTTCAGCTTCCTCTCGTTTCTGCTCTATCTTGTCTTTTTCGATAGCCAGTTCAGCCATAATAAGCTTATCAGCTTCGCTCGGTTGGCCTGCTTTCTCTTGCTCAGCTTGGAATGCAGCCTGTTGCATCGCACGCTTTTGTTCCATGAACTGTTTCGAGCGCTCTTTTAGCTCTTCAATGCCACGGATATCAATGTTTTCAAGCAGAACTTCCAATCCTTCCGTGTTCATGAACTCGCTGAATAGCTCACTAGCACCCATCAGTGTGACGATAGTCTCAAGCGCTATTTGCTTTTGCATTTTGGTATTAACGCCAACTTCAACGGAAATGTTAAGGCTGTTAGGGTCATAATTTAAAAACACTGCATCCTCTTGCCCCTCATCATTGGCTACTACATAGCTACGCTTTCCGTTGTCTTTCTTGATTGGCAATGTGCGCGGGGTGATGTAGAACTTTGGAATTAGGTCGATAATAATCTGAGCAACTCTATTCATCCCGTTAATGTAGCCCATAAAATATGGCATCGCTGATGTGTTTGATTGCATTGCGCCCATCTGAATCGCTTTGCCTGACAGGTCGTTGGCTCCAATGTGGCCTTGCTGAGCGTCGAACGAGCCAAGAACGCTTTGCATTGTCGCATCACTACCCATAAATGTTTCGATAACAATAGGGGGTGTAGGTGTGCGTTGAGCCTCACGCGGTGGGGTTAGCTTTATATCTGGATTGCTTTTGTAAAACTCATTATAGACAAGCGTTTGTGCGTGCTGTGGGTTAAGGTGAGCTTCCAAATACTTCTCCGGTATTGAGTCTAATGATGTTACCCATGTTGTCATGCTCATATTTTCAATTTCGTTGCCGACTGTTTGGCCTGCGAAGTTCTTAAGCTTTTGAATGCCTTTCGCGTGATAGACGTAAGGGCGTGTCATTTGCTGGCTAACACCAGAACCCTTATCATAAACAACCATTGAATTGCCATCAACAAAAACCAAAGGCAGCTGTTTGTACGCTGTAAGCTTGTGCTCTAACACTTCAGTCCCACATGTTCTATATCTGTGTATCGTTTCAAGCGATGTCCAGCGTTCGCTAACAACAATCGGTGCAGCTCGAAGCATGCCAGATTGATTGATGTGGTCGGCCATTTCCTGATAATGTTCTTTTAGAATCACTGCGCCATTCGATAGTTTTACAATCTTTTTACGCTCGGCAATCTTCTCGTAATAATCTACGAGCATTACAATCTCTTGCTCTTGAGCCTTGTAACTCCAGTTGAACTCAGAGCCGCCGGTTTTGGTGAATGTCATGTTCTTTGTTAGCTCTGCGCCGAACTCATTTTCGAAGTCGTCGCGGGTCATTGGGATAATTTCAAAGCAATAACGGCCATCACCTTTGTGACTGTCTCTCGCCATTGGATCAAAGCCGGTCAATGTGGGGTCGAATACACGCTCAACATAAATATTTTGCTCAAATGACATATCGTTGATGTAGTCAGTGTAAATGCCAACAACACTATAACCACCTGCAAGCACATCGTTGAATATCTTGTTCTGAAGTGAATCGTTTTTAGAGTTGTCGAACATCTCGCGGATGTGTTCTTCAATCACCTTCATGGTCTTAAAGAACTTTTCATCCAACACCTCGGACGGTGTGCCATCAGCCGCCGACACTAAGATTCCTGGCTCATTGTCTGCGAACTCACCGCGTAGCCTGCTTACATACGATTCCAATACGTTGAATTCAATGTTAGGTTTCTGCAATGCTTCCAACGCTGCCAGGTCTTCATCGCTTAAAGCTGTGTCAAATACAAACTTAACAAACTCTTTGTATCTATCAATGTTTTTTCTAAAGTATTGATGCGATTGCGTCACATCCTCTCTAATCTTTTCCAATTTGTCTTTGTGTTTAGCTGCTAATACCATGATTTTGAATCCTCTTTCTAGCCGCGAGTGTTGTGCTTAGTCTGTTTGAAAGCTTATCTAAAATAGCATCGTTCGCCGTGTCGGTTTGGTTGATACCAAGCAATCCTGTTGTCTTGTCAATCAACGCTATCTTGCAAGCATCATATAATGTGTCCGCGATATCGTCCCATCTGTGTGTGTCGTTCGCCGTAATCTTGAGCATGTGCTTGACGCATTTCTCTGCGTGCTTAGCGCCGCGCGTGAGTGTTACTAGCCTAGCTGACAGTATGGGTTGCATCTCCAAGTATCTAACCGCTTTTGAACCTGATGCCCGGGTTCTTTTGACTTCAATGATGTTTAACCCGCGCATGTTAGACAGTACGCTACATAACGTTACGCCTGTTGATTTCTTTTCTATGGCGGCATGAAGAGGCTTAACAGAATGAAGCATGCAGTCTGAATAAAAACTCCTGAACTCTGTCTCCAAGTCCTTTGGTTCTACCCTAACCTCAAGGCAATCAAGCCAATGCAATGCATAAGCGCCGGTCTCTTGGCCGCCCTCTACAATCTTATAGACACCCCAAAAGCTGAACACTGTTGCATCGTTGTAAGTCTTATCTGTTTCCGCTGTGTCAGCCGTGATAAACGTTGATATGATTTCTGGCTCATCATCGAGCATAAGAAAGTAATCCTCTTTGAACAGCGCGCCCCCAGATGGTACCGGCTCTTGCTGAAACTGGGAGCTAAAAACGTATGGATTCTTGTCTTGCTTCTCCCTCAGTAATCCAATGGGACTAACTTCCGGGTACAGTGCATTGCCCGCTACGTCTATTGATTGCAATATGATTGGCTTATAAGTACGCTCATCTTTTCCGCTTAGCATGAACGCTGCAAGGTCATCCTCATGCAACCGCTGCCCAATAAATATAACCGGAACATTGATATCACGTGGCCGCTGTAGAATAGTCTCGCGATAGTTATCAATAACAGTCTGTCGCATCGTGTCACTGTGAACTTCATCGGGTTTGTGGGGGTCATCGATGATAACCGCGCCGGTGAATCGACTCTCGCCCGGCATCCCTGCATCTTGCCCCGTCACTGCACCTGATGCGCCGAACGCTGATACCATACCACCTTGCTTAACCTGGAACTTCTCACGCCCACGGACATCATGCTTGATATGTATGCCAAAGATGTCGCCATACTGCCTGCACATAACAATGTCACGCACAAACGCCGTGTGTTTAGCTGCCAGTGCCTTGGCATAAGATATGTAAAGATACTGCGAATCGGGGTAACGGCTCATAGTCCATGCTACCCACATAGACAATAATACGCTCTTGCCGTAACCGGGTGGCACATTGATAAGCACACTCGGTGATTGCATTCGCGCTGCAAGTGTTAGCTCTCGCGCTATCGTTATAAAGTGAGACTCACGCCCCACGGGTTGAGATATCAGAAACTTACGGCCTGTCACAAGCGGAAAGAATGTTTGCGTGAACAAAAGAAAGCTGCCCCATAACTTAGACCGTAAGTCCGCTATTTCGTCCGCTTCGCTAATAGTCTTTTTCATCGTCTTTTTTAATATCGTCGATGCTTTCTTTAAGTTCTTTGAGCGTGTTTGTGATGTCGCTTGTTTGCTCTAACAGTTGATTGCCGTAGAGCCTTGGGTGCAGCTTGCCAGCTAACCACTGTCTTGTGTGTATTTTAAGCTTAGAGCGAGCTACATATTCAGAGTTCAGTTTCCAATTTCCGTTCGCGTCTTGCATTTCATCGTGTGTAGAATCGTCTGATATTTCCAGCACTTCGTCCGCTAATAGCTGCGCTTGAGTTATCTTAGCTTTCATATACTTATCGCCAAATTCTTTGTTGTAAGCACGCCATGTATAAATGACATCTTTACTCGGCAAGTGTGGGTTTTCGCGTATGATTCTGTCTAAGCTAACAGTCTTTATTGACACTAATCTGCATATCTCATCAGCTACACTTTCGGTGTAAGGGAAGCTTGGAGCACCTGCCCTTTTCTTTGCCATAACCTCATTAAAATATTCAAGCTGTCTTACATCACGGCGCTTCTTAACTTCCTTTTTCGCCACCGCCTTTTTTGGCTTTGGCTTTGCTGCCACTTTTTGCTTTGGCTTTGCTTTTGACGGTGCTTTTTTCTTTGCCTTCGTCTTGCTCTTTTCCATTCTTGACAATCTCCCTTGCTAGTTTCTTTGCTTGCCCGTCAATGTCTTTCCCTGTGCCTGCGCATGCTGGACAGTTGATTTCAGTATGTCCCATGCCTACAACCTTCTTGGAACCCCTGCACCCCTTGCATCTCTCTGTCATTGCCCACTTCCTCTATATATAAGGTCATCATTGTTAATTGTCTTGCCTAGCTTAGGAGTGTATGCGCAATCAAGTTTAATATCAATTTACCTGCATGGTGAGCTATCCGGCTAATTACCTTGGCCGACGAATGACATATCTTTGTTATACATTTGTGCTACAATGGTCTCAAGTTAAAGACAAGCAGCAACAACAGCAACATTAATAAGGATTAAGACAATGACCAACTCAACACTTTCAATTCAGGTACAGATTAAGAACGTTTATGGTAGCGAAATGGTTTACCCGGTTTGCGATAACGCTAAATTATTCGCGGAGATGGTAGGACGCAAGACGCTAACAGCCAGAGACATAAGCAGCATCAAGAAGCTTGGCTACACGATTACAGTTAAGCAAAGGAGCTTGTAATGCTTGTAAATATGAACTTATTTCACATGAGCGGCTACTCAGAACTATTTGTTAACGAAAACATTCTAATTTGGGCGCACATGAAAACAGATTCATTTGGCAGCCAGATTATAAGCTACAACATACTGCATAAGGGTTGTAAGGAAAGGGAGCTGGAAATAGACACCAACCCAGAGGGAGCATGGGAGCCATGGGAGCACGCACACTTAATAAGTAGGGCATTGCAGCTGGCGGCTGATGAGATAGCACAGAGCCAAGCCGCAGCATCGCAAAAGCATTTTGAGGGGGCGCAATGACATACATTCTACTTGTAATCGCATTAAGATTGATATTAACGACACTTTAAACTTAACACCAAGGCTGGATAGAGCTATGAACACAACAATAATCAATGAAACACCAAAAGCATGGGTTGGATGCTTGGCAAGCTACAACAACGGGCATCTTTTCGGGAAATGGATAGATTTAACTCAGGAAATGAGTGATATAGAACACGATATCGATGTGATGCTGAACGAAAGCCCCATGGATAACGCTGAAGAATTTGAAGTATTCGACACCGAGTATGTATATGCAAGCGGCGTTGGAACATGCATAGAGACCGCTAAGGCGCACGCTGATTTTTTCATCGAGCACGGCGAATTGGGAATCGAAGTTTTAAAATATCTTGATGATGACCTTGAGAGTGCTGAAAGCGCAATGGACGGGCAATATTGCGGTGAAGCTGACAGTGAACAGGCTTATACAGAGCAAACTTTCGATGACTGTTACGACGATGTGCCCTCTTACTTAGCCGGTTACATAGACTTTGAGACAATGACGCGTGACTGGTTCCGTCATGGTTCGCTATATAGCATAACTGTAAAAGGCCAATGCCATATCTTTGACAGTGAAATGTAGAGCTAAAAGACGAATGACATGTATCTTGTTATACGTCTGTGAGACAATGGTTTCAGATTAGAGACAGAGACAAACATAAATATACTTAATAAGGATTAAGACATGAACAACCACTTACCGCTTATAAGACTTATCAGAGAGCAAAAAGAGATACCAAGCCACATGCTGGCTACGATTATTGAAATCTGCATGGATTACGGATTGTATTTTGAATGTGAAAACAACGAGCTAAGAATTGCGCCCGAAAAAAGCGACTTGGGAAAATATGAAGGCTTAACGGCAACTGTAACGATAGCTGCTAAAGATTAGGGGGCATGATATGTACAGCATTAAAGTTGATGAATATCACGTGCAGAAAGATGGGACAGATTGGAAACTAATATTGTTTCAAGGTTCAAACCCCATAGATGAGATGCACTTTAAATCAGAAGATAGCGCGGTGCAGTACGGTGAAAAGTGTGTGGCCAATGGCTACGATTCTAACGTGATTGACCCGTGGCATGAGGGGGGGTGATGGGCGAGATTATCACTGATAAAAAAGCACTAAAGAAAGAGCGCTGGAAAACAGCGGGTTACATGGCAATAGCAATGTCTACGGGACTCGTAGGCTTGCTTGCTTTTGAAGCCGCTAAGGGCGTTGTTAAATTGGCTAAGAAGAAAAAAAAGAATGAGGGGGAATGATGGGCTTAGGTATAGGGGATTTAGCTGTGGTTTTCATGTTCATCCTCGTAGTGGTGATGCCAAGCGTTATGTGTATCGCATCCTTATTTAAATGCAATGAGGGGGAATGATGGAGCCAATATTTATATTCTTTGGATTAATAGTCTTAGGCGCTGTATTCCCGCCTGCTTGGCCTGCGCTGCTTGTTTATATAGTCTATCACTTCGTTAGACTTGAGTATGATAAGGGATACGATGGGTAAGATTATAGCAATAGTACTAGTTTTGCTTGCAGCCTCGGGGTGCAGCTCAGTTACAAAAATACCAGAGCCTTACGGTGGAAGTAAAGCCGATGGAACAGTTTTACTATCATACAAGTTCGACACAGCAATTTGGCGGCCATTTGACGTTGATTATGTAACCGCCAACACCAAGGCAAGAAAAAGATGTCAAGGGTGGGGGTACAAAGATGCGATATTATTTAAAACCCAAACAAGCGAGTGCGCAAGATATGGTGGGCTAATCTTTAGCACATGCGAACAAGAATCAGTAAGCTTGACCTACCAGTGCACAAATTAAATATTTTTAACAACAACGGAAACGGAAACAGCAACATGAAAAAACTAATAGCAGCAATATTATTAACAACAATTAGCTTTGGGGCAATGGCAGACCGGCTTGATGATTTGACGGATGCAGAGAACCTACTTTTCAAAACTGGCAGCACAATCCAAGACTACAAGAAAGCCTTAGGGTTAAGTGTACCTTATGCCGTGCAAGACGACATACTTGCCCAGTACAACGCATTCACAGCTAACATCAAAATATGTGAAGTATACGAAGCTCAGGGAGACATAAGAAGCCTTAAGGAATGCACATCAGGCGCCTTGCTATGGGGTGGTAAAATTCAACAGCATAGAGATGTCGCGGCGGTTTATGCAAACGGAATGAGCCGAAAAGACATGAGTACCACAATGTACAATCTTAGAAATATAGCCATAGTGCTAGACGTGAAATAAATAGGCGTAATAGAACTAATGCAACCACACACACTATTAACAGAGCAACAGATACGCGCAATTTTCAGCAAAGAGGATGTCGACAATTTAATGTTTGACGAAAACGCGGAGTTTTGCGATGACGGTTTGACGCATGTTACATATTCAGCGGCTATTGATATAGAAGGCCACGACCTGACTTTGCATGCTTATTATATTTTTGATAAAGATTATTTTAACAAGCGTGATTTGAGTGAGCTTGATTGGGACGAACCGGAATTTGAAATCGTATTAAGGTAGGTGAATAATGTTTGAAGCAATCTGCATGGCTGTGATAGCCTACTTCGCTCTGGTTTTTCTTATCTGCGTTGGCCGCGCTATCGCATCATGCATCGGCGCTGTAATGAATATGTTCGAGCCACCGGCAAGAACTTACGACCAGCACATGCGGGAAATGATGAAGTTTCCCCGGCATCTCCGTACCATGGAAATGGACGCGGAAATAGAAGAATATTTAAGAGACAGGTGGATTTAACGATGACACATACATGGAAAATTGGCATGCGAACACAAGTGGAAATGCATAAGCTCGTAAAAACCTACATTGAAGTTTGCGAGCAAGAAGATTTAATCGCGCGAAAGTCCATGACATCGGCGATGCAAAACGGAAGTTCAGATGATGCATACAGCTGCTACGTTCGCAGCCAGTCCATAAAAGATACAACTAACTGCCTGATACAAGCGCTGAGCAAGGAAGATGGTCAAATGTGGCTGGAAGATAAGCTAAATTTTCTAAAAGACGTTGCAGCTATGACAGACGGCACAATTGACAAGCCCACAAGCTTAAAATGGGATTATGAATAACTATTGCCCCGGAGATATTCGTTTATCCCCGACTTTGCAGACTCAAAAGAATAGCAAGTTACGACTTTATAATTCTGTGCCTCAAGTTCACTGTGAATTGCGCGCTGAGACTGCCTAAGCACACCTTTCTTTGCTTTCATTTCGATAAACAGCCCACAAGTCAGGTAAAGACCGTTTGATTCATCAACATTTTTACCCATGTGAGTTTTGCATGCCCACGGTACTGCAAGCATTAAGTCCGGCATACCGGCCACAAGCCCCATTCGTTGCAGAGTATAGCCTCGAATTCTTCCAACATTCTGGCCATTTGGGATGTGAAATAATAGATTTTGATATTTAGGGTATTGCCGTGCAAACCATTCTACGACCATTTCCTGATTTATTTCTTCTTCTCTGTTTCTTGGCATTCCGTTGCCCCTTTTCCATCAAAATAATAAGCGCGAGATTCTTTATAGAAATCGGAAAAATTATCGTGCAGCCATTGCGTAGCTTCCTCAATTCCCCGGCTCCCGGAAAATTTAGCCTCGTGATAGACCGGCGCAAATCTCGAATGAAAAACGGATACTTCGCATGTACCGTTGAACGAATTAAAATCCATCGCGATATAAAGCTCATAGTCACGATATTGCTCTACGATTATTTCCAAGTCCGATTTTGATTTATATAGCTTTGACACTCTAAACCCATGTATACGCTTGTTGATATTGTGCTATTATACCACACGTGTACCACAACTGTAACACAAGGACAAGGGTAATTATGCTAAAGGAAGTTGAAAAAATTGAATCTGATGCTTTTGAGCACTACGGTAAAAAGGGGTCTGAATATGTTTTTGGACTGGATGGCGTGCTTTACAAGATGAAATCCCACGACGATGTTTTTACGGGCACTTGCTACAGCCTAAGCTTTAAAGATGAAAAGCTAAACAAGGTAGTTGATTACTTTGATACGATTGAAGAAGTGTTTGAGCGCGTAAATGTGCTACAGCAAGATAAGCTATCTTAGTTTAAAAACGCTGGAACGGATAGGAACCAGCGCTTAGGGAGTACCATGAACGGGAGTTTGATATATTTTCTACAGGAATAGATTTTTATCTCAAGTTCAAGGAAAGAACACCCGTTAATACTACAATAATGATTGTCAAACCGCAATGGGTTTTGGGAATAAAAAAATGGCCGGAAAGGATTAGAAACCAGCCATTCGGTACAAGCTACGATGTACCCTACTTAGAGTATTGTGTTACGAACACCTTTCGGCCTTCTAGTCCATACCGTCCAAGATAGGACTAAGGGGATTATGCCACACCTATTTTGCTTTCGCCATGTCATTCATCTGCGGCGGTAACTATCTCGTAGTAAAACGGCTCACGCTTTAAATTATATTCATGCAGCGCTTCTTGATAATCCTCTTCATCTTTAAAGGCAGAGCGCAGGGGTGCGTAGATACCCATCTTCTCAAGCTTACAGCGTATTATCTCTTCACTTGGATCTATCTCGATATCGTTTACCGCAGGATTCGGCTTGCGCAAATTTCCCATTAGACTTCCCTTTAAATATTTCCGATTTAATATTGTTAAACGCATCCATCCATATTACATGCCTTTTGAAAAACCCAGTTTCCCATTTTGAGCTGAACACCGGCTCGAAAAATAAAATGGCGTTCGTTTCTCTGGCAGCGGCAATTTCGCTGGTATACTCAGCATTTCTCACTTCGTAAAAGTACATATGTTTCTTCGATGACATCGCCGTATGCTTTCTTAATCCTTTGCTTATGTTTGTCTGGGCATGTTCTGGTTTTTTCCAGAGCGCCCATAATAAACGGCTTTAATATTTGTAAAACTTCAGCCGCTGGCTTGTAAACTTCCATGTGTCACTCTCCTAATTTTCCGCTATGCATAAAACCATGGCTTGATAAAAATGCCCGTAGGTATCTGTAAACGGCTCTCCGTACAGCTCCCATCCATGCTCTAAACACGTATTAATATGATAAGCAAGTTTCTCTTCACCTTCTCTTGACTCGCTCTCGTCACACTCAAGCCCGTTGCTATGTCCGCACTCAACCCTGTATCTGGCAATTTTTTTTTCTGGCTCGTAATTTAGAATACCCATTTAAATTCCTTCTAATAAACTGGCTCGTTAATAAATGTTGTTGTTTTGCCGTCAAACTGTAATGCAAAATCCCCCACTACGCCACGCCTATTTTTAACAAGATGAAAGTCTTTAACCCAGTCGTCGCCCGACCTTGGCATGATAAACAGAACTGTATCAGCATCATTGCCGATACTTGATGACTCTCTGAGATCGGATAATATGGGAGATTTTCGGTTCACATCAGAATCTATGTTTCTATTCGTCTGGCATAGCAGAATGATTGGTATTTTAAAATCCTCTGACATTATTTTTATTTCCCTGGTTATTTGGGAAACCTGAGAAACTCTGCTTTCTCTTCTATCGCTCGGCTCTATTAGCCCAACATAATCAATAAATACAGCGTCTACCTCTTTCTTTGCCATCTCTTTCATTATGTTCATTCTAATGCTCTGCACTGTAACAGTACCGCTGTCATATATTCTCAAGCATTCTGTTATGCCGCTCATCATCGGCGTGACACATGATGTTAGCTTTTCCCAATCTTTATCTGTTAGCTCTCCCAGCTCTAGCCTCGTGCTCGGTACTTTTGACAATGAAGAAGCTATTCTTAAAACAAGATCGTCCCTGCTCATTTCCAAGCTAAAAAATAAAACTTTTTTACGCGCTTTAAATATCATGTTGGCAGCCACGTTTAAAGCGAAGGCTGTTTTGCCTTGCCCGGACGGTGCAGCAATTATATTCATTGTTCCCTTTCGATACCCGAGAATTAGCTTATCAAGCCTATCAAACCCGGTTGGGATTCTCCCATAACCTGGGTTTTCCTGTGCCATTTCTATGTTTGAAAACAGTGTGGCTAGCATTTCGCTTTCTGTGGGTGGGTCGTCGGCTCTTGATGCAGCCCCGGAAATAATATTGTAAAGCCCATCGGCTATAAAAGTATTTATATCTTTAGCTGACAAACTTTCATCTTCAAGCATTGCGGATGCCTCAAAAATAAAGTTTCTGGTGCTATCCAGATTATTTTCCACCACCATCATATCGAGATATTCATCTAGTGCGCTTTCAGAATAATGAGCTGAAATAATTTGAGTTATATTTTTTGAACCCACCCCGGATAATTTTGAAACGTGGATTACAAGCAAGGTGGAATCCCAACATGTGTTAGCGTTCTTGTTGGCGTATTCTGCTATGGCTTCAAATATTTCCCCATGAGCTTCATTTTTGAAGAATGAGGAATTTATCTTGCTAGTTGCCAAAATAAATAAATGTTTTTTTCTAAGGCAGCATGCGAGTACCGCCTGTTCTAACTCGGTCATCCTAACCCCCTGTCAGCATCGCCCTGAGTTTCCTTAAATGTTCTTTCGTGCTCTCGGGAGATGCTCTGTTTGCCCTCATTTCCCTGCTTTCCTTTTCCCTAGCCTGATGTTGAGCCTCAAGAATAGCGTCATCCTTCCTCTGTTGCCTCTGCTCGGCCTTAAGCGCCTTCCTAGCCCGATTGTATGCCCTTTGAAAGATAGACCTGCTAAGTCTCGCTACGGAGCTTATACGCACATTGTTACGTCTAGCCTTAGCTATCTCTGCATTAGCGGCGTCAATCTGCTCTACGCTAGCCTTCATGGCTTTCCCAACGTCCGAGACAATATCAAAATCATCTTCATTCATTTTCTTTATATATAAGGTATGGGGGCGATTTGCGGGGACATTGCGGGGACATTTATTAAAAAGGCTGATTAATTCTTTGGTTACTGATATTTTGTTAGCTGTACAACCACCGTCTTTTGCGGTCGCCAAGCGGTAATTTAGAAGCATTCTAACCGTGCGCCCAACCGTTTTAGCTGAGCATCCAAGTTCTCTGGACATGATTTTATAAGTCTTGACGCAGAAGCCCCATGATTTAGTTGCATAGGTGATTATGTGTCGGGCAACTCTAAGCTGCTTGACTGAAAGTGAATCCAGAAGCGCTTGAAGAATATCTTCACGATTATCTTGGTTTAAGTTAGAAGCTAAGAGTGCATTTGCAATTGAAGCGTGATCTGGCATGAGGTATACTTTCCTTGTTCCATTGTGGTGGAGCCAGATTAAGGGAATGGGGATTCCGCTTAATTGACTTTCGAAATAGGAGAATAACTTATGTGTACGGAAAACACAAAGCTTTAGGTCGCTCTCATCGGAGCGGCCTAAGTACTTTTACCCTAAATAGATACCTTCGTGAAACCCTTGAAACCCGCTCCCTGGTGTTATTTCTATCTTATCTTGGTAGCTTACCAAAACATCTCTTGCGTTCTCGTTTACCTTACCGTCACCGTAAATGAACACCGGTAAATCTCCGTGCTCTTTCATTGTTTTTTGAATCTCTTCTATTAGTTCACTCGCTTTCATTCGTCATCATCCTCAGTGCAGATTAAGGCCGCCGGAATCTCAGTCTCATTTTCATCATCGTCATACTCGTAGACTGAAGAGATAATAATATCTCTATCGCAAATAGTGTAATAATTTTCCCGTGGGTCTAAAACTCCCACGTGCATGTCGGGTGGCAATTTTTGCAGCCTTTCTATCAGTTCACTCGCTTTCATCTGTGTACCTTATTTTTACACCATACTTAGAAGTCGCACCAGAGCCGCCGGATTCATTGCATGGCGTGTCACTTCCACCACCGACGACAGCTGAAACCTTAAGGAACCCTAAGTCGTGCTTTAAATGATTCAACGCATCCAGATAACCGGCGATGTAAATAACATCTTTATCATTAATATTTTCAAACCCTTTTATTTGCCTTTCCAGGCTCTGAATTCTGTCATCAACCATTCTTACCGTGTCCAGCTCACTTGCTTTCATCAGTCGCCCTCTCTGGATGGTCTAGCCGCACAGCGAAAAGCTTGTACTCTTCAAAAAGCACCAGCGCGTATTCTATGCCTAAAATAAAATCTTCTTTAGAGCCAGGATAAACAACACTTTCACCGCGCTCGAAAAAATCTTTTCTTGATTTAACTTTATCAATAATAAGCTCTATGAATGTCTTGTTAATGTAAAATTCTGGTTCACGTTCTTTCATCTTCATTACTCCCCTAGCCTCTCATGCTTGAGCCACGCATTAACTGCCTCATAACTGCCGTGACAACTCATTGGCGTATTGTTGTAAACGTATTTTACGATGCTAAGCATGGCAACCTGGTTTTCCTCATCAGCGCGCCCAAAAGAATTCATCAGGTCGTTTGCTAAAACAGCCGTTACAAAACCCCCTGGGTTCCATCCGTGCTTAACGTAATCATCAATCGTTTGTTTTGTTCTATCTGGTATCATCATGCACCACAAATTCTCCACTACAGTTCATAAAACCCTCAGAATGATTGGCCTGAATGCAAATCGTGCCACTCCCATCCTGAGCCAGCATTAATTTCACGTCATGGATAGGGTGAAGGTACCCTTCCTTTCCTGAAACGCAAATATCTGCCTCTTTAGCAAAAGATTCAAGTTTTTCAATCAACTCTCCTACACTCATTTTTCATCCTTAGGTTCATCCCCGTCCGTTATCATTTCGCATACAGGTTCTATTTTGCCGCCCCATAACTCCGCACCCCATCTTTTGCCGACTCTAAGGTACACTCCGCTCTGTACGTGAGGTTCACCGTTAAAGAGATCAGCCCATTTAACGTGGTATTTTGAATATCTATCCGTAAGAAACACCTCGCAATCTCCGACTTCATTTTCAGCTTGTTCAAGCACCTTTTTTAATTCGCTGATTTTCATGCCGCACCCTCACACCCTGAACTAGAGCCAAAAACCATAATCCAAACAAGGGCCATACACCCAACTGACATTACAGCAGACAAAGAAATTACTACAGCGGCACCACATACACCAACAACCTTATGTAGAGTTTCCTCTGTAAAAACCTCATCCCAATCTATCATCGGAAACCTCCACACAAACACCGCCTATAGCAGGAGCAAGCAACCCATTGCTCTTTACCTTAACTGCATTCAATGCGTATTCGCACTCTTCTCTAGTCTTAAATTCCACGTGGTCAAGACTTCCGCTATACGCGCCAAATAACCATATAAATAGAATCCATTTCATATCAAAGTCCTTGGTGGCAATTCATATTCCACACCCTGCTTTCGCCATAGGTGAAGAACAAACTCGTTTATGTTCACGTATTCAGAATGCTTTGGGTGAAATTGAATAACCGTATCGTCTTCACCCCAAAACAAATCCTTAACTAAGCACATGTCACCCCATCGCGGTATGTACCGCTCGTTATGCTTTGATGCGTAAACCGACACGTGGTCATAACCCGAGCCGTCTGATGCTATCGCGTGAAGCATGCGCCCCTTAATGACAGATGGAAAATTAAACACGCCTGCGTTGCCGATGGATGAATCGCTGCCCATTATTCCATCACTTTCTCTAAACCTTTCAGGTACTTTAAACATCATATTCCACCATGGGTTGTACATAAAGCTGATAGGCCATGCCATCGCCGTCATAGCAATTAGTTACAGATATGCTCCCGTATAACTCCATCCCTTCTTTTAAATGATGATTGACCTTGTGGTTTAGCCTGTCATGTTCATACTCATAAACAGCCAGGTACTTAATTACTTTTCTTTCACTCACCGTCAAAATCCCCATGGAACAGCCAGCTCAAAATGTTCTGACACTTATCCAATTTAACAAGCGCCTTTTTTTTATCTGGACGTAGTAGATACAGGGTAAAGCGGCCTTCGTTAGAGCTAGTCTCCTCAATCTGATATGTATCACCCTCATATATAAAGAATAAGGACTTCAAGCTATGCTCAAACCTTCTATCAGCCAACCCGCGTAGATGTTGCTCTTCATCACTTTCGTCGCCGAGTTTAATCATCCCGCATCGCCTTGGCTCTCTCTAGGGAAGCTTCCAGTATATAAGCGCCGATGGTTAACCTAAGGCTTTTAGCCGCCTCATAAATCAGGTCTTTCTCTTCTCTGGTAAGCCTTGAACCAATGTACTCATTAGCCCCTTTTGTGATCCGCTTTCGAACCGGTAGCCCGTTAACGTCCAGCTTTTCCGGCGCTCTTTTTGTTGTTGTCATTTTGCCCTCTTATTTAGTTTTACTTGACTTGTTGAGATGATTGTATCACAATGGCCTCACGAACTGCAAACACAAACAATACTTAGAGAGGGTATGAACATGACAACGGATGAAAAACAGATTGAAGGTAATCTTATGGACGGTGGGGCTGAGGAGCTGAGTTTCATTAAAGAGGCTATGCATAATAAGTCCCTGAACCAAAAGTTATATTTCGTTCAAAACGCTATCAAGTCTCCGAAAGCGGAGCACAATAAATTTGGAAACTATAACTATCGAACCTGTGATGGCATCCTGGAAGCGTTCAAAAGCGTAGTGCCAGCCGGGTGTTTTATTAACCTGTCAGATGAGATTGTTTTTTGCGGAGATAGATTCTATATAAAATCCACTGCAACATTCTCAGACGGAGAAAACAGCCTATTCGCAACAGCGTTAGCCAGGGAGCCAGATAATAAAAAAGGGCAGGATGTCGCGCAAACTACCGGAACCAGCACGAGTTATGCACGCAAAATGGCACTATCAGGGCTGCTAGCACTGGATAACAATAAAGACCTAGATTCATACGCTAAAAATGAAGAAGCCAAAGAGGCACGGGACAATGCGATTAAACCATGGGAACCCAAGGAAGCTGAGGCCATTAAGGAAAACGCGGTTCTGTCGCCTGACATGATGCCTATTGGAGTTGAGAAGGCTCGGGAGCTTTCAGGGCTGATAGTGGAAGCTGGATCGGACTTTGATGTTGTGGTTTCCCACGCAAAAAGACGCTCCGACTTCGATGGTCTGGCTGACATGCCTTTATGCGTGTTTCTCCAACTTCAAACAAAGTTAACAAATAAGATAGCAGCAGATGCTAAAAAGGCGGCGAGATGATAGTTTATGATGTAGAGCAAAGAACACGAGAATGGCACGCACTTAGACACGGTGTTGTAACCGCTTCAGATGCACATAAGCTGCAAACAACAGCAAAGTTTAATACATTTAAGTATCAAATATTGGCTCAAGTGCTGACAGACTTGCCCGAGAATATTGAAGATGGCTTTCAGAATGATGCAATGCTTCGCGGTGAACTTCTTGAGCCTGTTGCCGCAAAAGCATACGCTGAAAAAACAGGTCTGGACGTTTTCGGCACCGGGTTTTGCAAAAGCGATGAAACGCCATACGCTGGCTGTAGCCCAGATTTGATAATAGGCACAAAAGGATTGGGGGAAATGAAAATCCCCAACACTGAAACGCACATGAGGTACATGGATGGGAAAATACCACCCGACATTAAAGCACAGATGCAATTCCAGATGCTTGTCTTTGAAGGCGAACGCGAGTGGTGTGATTTTATTAGCTTCGACAATAGGCTGAAGGCTAAAAATATGCATTTACATGTACAAAGGTTTGAGCGGGATGATGATGTTATAGCGCAGTTCAAAGAAGCGCTGGCAAAGCTAGACGATTTTATTGAAGATTTTATTTACTCACGAGCTTAAAGGGAATGATAGGGCATGGCAAAGAAACCAAAAACATATACGCATGATGAGGAAATTCAGATTACAGGGCTGATAGTTAATGAAGCTATCAAGATGATAGACGAAAAGATTGAGAACGGGAAATCTAAGTGTGCAATTATATCGTTGCTAGCGATAGACCTGTATGTCCTAGCCGGAAGGGTATCAGCTGAGGGTTTAGACTTGGAACAATACTTAGCTTTCATGGACTCGCTCGACCAGACTTTCGCGGAAATCAGGAAGGAACTAGACGGCGATGCAAAAGGAAAAGATTAAATTCATCGACAGCGTTAGGCCGCAGCTCATTGCAGCCTACAATAAAATGAAGGCTGATATTGATTCGGTTCCAGGGGAATTGTTTCTCCTGCTGCCGGATAGTGTTTACGAATACATGGCTCAAAACGGGGTGCCAGTTGAAATTCAGCACTGCCTGCACGTACTTTCAAGAATCATAAAAGATGGGGGCGTACACATACTATGCGCTCCGGTTAAAAAGGCAATCTTACTTAGGGAGTTTTAAGATGGAAAATAAAAATAAAAATAAAGCCAGATACGGACTAGTGGAGATAGTTGGTGCAGTTAAAGAGGGGCTGGAGTTCGAAACAACCTCGCAAGCGGCAGCATACCTGGGTGTCAGTGTTGCAAATCTATATAGATGGACAAAAGTATATGGCGATGTCGTTACAGATGAAAGATTCAAGACTATAGATGACATGGTTGAGCATATAACCAAGGCCAAGGAAAAAGCCAAGATTCAGAAAAATAAAATTAGAAAAATAAAATTCCCCAAGATTTTAATTGGTGAAACTGTGCCTGATAAAATTAAATATATCGTTAATGAATCAGGATGCTCTCAAGCAGACATACATCAGCTCATTGGAATGTCAAAAGGTGGCTTTTACAAGCTGATGAATTATGACTCAAAGCCATCAAGCCCTACCATCGACAAGCTAGTACTATATATGCCATACAAGCGGCATTTATGGGAATATCCAACCACCCAGGAAGATTTTGAGGTCATAGCGGAGATGAAAAAGGCTTGCTCTCCAAATGAAGATAAACTTAGAGCGCTTTCCACAGATATTGAACCTGAAATGCCGGAAGTTGATAGTATCCCCGTTGAAACCACGCGCGAAGTTAAAGAAGCCAATGAATCCCTATGCAAAATGAGGCTAGACATTAATGATATGCTGCACAGGCTAAATCAAATGCAAGATGCCCAACTTAACATGATGAGCACGGTTATGCAGTGCATGAGCATGCAGCAACAAATGATGGCAACCCAGGCTATCAAAAGCGGGAGCGAAGCGGCTAAAAATCAGAATGGCAATGTTCATGTGCCAGTTAAATATAATAACGGAGTCTCACCCAATCCAAAGATGTCTGGCGTATTTCCGAAGGAGTTTAACCGATAGAAGATGGATAGCTGGACTTTTGAATTCACCGATATGCTTGCAATAATATGTGTGCATGTCGGGTCTTATCTTAAGATTAAAAAGATGTCTGTAGGATGGCTGTTCTCGCTAGCCGCGATATCATATTTCATCGGCAGAACTATTGATATCGGGCTATTGAGTCAGTGCATCGGACACGCTGTGTCGTTCTGCCTTGCATCCTACGGCTTCCTTAAGTGGCGAAAAGAAGAGAAGGCCGGGAAATCTACCTAGACTTTCCGCGCTTTACTTCGTGAATCTCACACTCTTTGATTCTATGTCCTGCGTCATCGAGATATTCCACGCAAACTTCTGTCTGAGTTTCATTTTTCATTTCCTTAACCTTTTCCAGCCCTTGGAGCGCTAGAACCGTCCCCATCACAGCCATAACTATAAGGGTAGCTGCTTCTCTAACTATCATTCTTTGCCCTCTTCTTGCATAATCGCGTTGTTGCACCAGTGCAAAGACTCTCTCAAGCATCTAATCGCAGCCATTTTATCTGCGCAGTCTGGTATGCCCCTAACAACGTATCCAGCAACGCCCTGAAAATAGTTCTTCATGCTAGCAAGGTCATCTTTTTTCTTT